ATAGCTTGTACAGCAACCTTAACTCTTTCTTGAAGTTCTTTTGGCAACGCTGATAAAAGAACATAATCTTCTGCTTTTCTTGATGTTGCTGGTACTCCTCCTGCAACCATTACGTTGTTAGGAGTAACAATTGCCCTAATAACAAGAGGAGGAGGTCCTATCCTTGAAGCTTCTACGGGTTGATAAAGATCTACTTTAGGATTCATAACTCACCCCTTTAAAATCTGTTTTGATTCATTTAAAACATAAGCTGCCTGCAACAATTTTTCTTGCAGCGTTATGAGTTTTGTCATGTGTTCGGTGACATCTTCACCTTTAATTTGTTTTGCAGCAATTACGTTTTTTAACTCTTCAAGTTGTTCCATTAGCGCTTGCGTTGTAGCCGACATAATACCTCGATTATACTATATAGTGGAGTCGCAGGGTACTGCCCCCTGGTCCGTAATTTCTAAAATAACTTAATCTTTACAGGTTTAGAATAAATTTTTCGACTTCATCCTAGTCTATTCGACCTAATCACTTTTACGACCGATCGGACCGAAGCATTCCAGTCGTCTCCAAGAACCACCTTCCGGGAGAAACCCACCTCATACAATGAGGATAACCATTAGTTGTGACTTTCTGTTTCTAGGTTGTCACCACCCATCCAGTCAGGCCGCTAGGGCGACTGGCGTGTAACCATTGTCGTTGGCAACTATACGTCACTTGGATTTTTTACCAGGTTCCTCATGCACCTGGACCTGCATAAGCTACATCAAAACTCCGTCGAAACTATTTCGACCCCTAAATTACTTCGTCTTTTTTGGACGTCCTACTTTTGAAATCAGTTTATTTTCAGGAACTTTTCTGAACTTTTGAAGAAGCTCAGAAGGTTTTACTGATTCCTGAATCTTCTTAATTTCTTCTTCTAAGCCTTCAATTTTATTTTTCTCCGACTTAAGCCACTTATCAAAACCTGATACTTTTGCTTTCGTTTCCATTTCTTCAAATGCTTGAATTATAGCATTTTCAAAAACATTTTTAACGCTTTCGTGTAGCTCGTATGAGTCAAGATCTATGTCATGAACATAATCTTTTTCGCATTTCTTAATACAGTCGTAAATAAAGAGAAATTGCTTAGGCTGTAAATTTAAATTCATATTAAACCTCAATAGAATATGGATCGAAAGCCTTTGCAGACCTCCGATCCAATATATTAACACAAATCAATAAGACTTATTTGTCTCACGATAGTGCTTTTGCAAAAGACGGTATAACGTCCTAGCCTGTCGGCCATCAAACCGAACTGTTCTGCTGTCAGGAAAATCCACATAAAGATTTGTTGAATCATTCTTTGGATCTGTGCTAACAGCTACACTAATAGAATCATCATCTCGACGGAATGTCTCGGTCCGAAGTTGACCATTTCGTGTTGAACGAGTACGAATTGTTGCATTACGATTCTGAGGAACAGGCCGACGATTTCTACGTGAACGTGTTGTCATGTGTTTTTCTCCATTGATAGAGGGATATATTCCCTCAAACGTTATGTGAAAAACATAAAACTATTAACATTTTGTGTACAAATTTACTTTTTTTCTTCGACTTTTTTCAGAACATTCATGACTTTAACTGTATTGTCAGGAGAAGCCTCCATCAATTTGACGAAAACATCAGCGAGAACAGCGTTGTGGCCCGGGCCTCGTGACCCCGCCTTGGCGGCACGAACTGCTTCGGCAAATTTACCAGGATTTATTCCCAAAGTTTCAGCTATTTTCTTTATATCTAACGTTCCTTTAGTGTCAGCTTTTTCTTTACCTGCTGCAGGCGTTGCCGCTTTTTGATCTTCTGGCGCTTCTCGCAAAGACTTTACTTCTTCTTTTATCAATCTACGTAACTTGGAAACAGTCATTGTGTTGTTCATCGTATAACCTGTAAATAAATATCATAAATGAGGATCAGAAAACCATAAATAATTTTTTAAATAATATAGAAACAACAATTGATACGTAAAGAAGCTTTGCGTGTATCATTGTATCGTGAACATTTTCGTGTTGTCAGAAAATCCTGTAGAAGCTGCAAAAATGATGTGTGATAAACATGTCATTAAAATGATACTAGAAAGTGGTCAAATGCTTTGTGCTGCACATCCTGTGGGAGAATCTCCATGGAAAAGAAGTCACTATCATCATCCGTGTACAGTTTGGGCAAGAACTACCACAGAAAACTACAAGTGGTTGGCGATCCATGGATTGGAACTGTGTGCCGAATACACACGAAGATATAAACGTCGTCACAAGTCTGAAGACGTTCTTTTGTGGTGTGCACAAAACATTCCCCCATCTATTCCTGTGGGATCTTTAACACCTTTCATCGTTGCAATAAAAAATCCAATTTATCACAAGCCAACTGTCGTAGAGTCGTATAGATCATATTACCTAGGTGATAAAATTAGATTCGCTCGGTGGAATTATTGCGATCCTCCTGTGTGGTGGAAACCTTCTTACGACGGACAACCATAGGATTATCTTTTATCTTCCAAAAAATTTTCTCTAAAGGTGGATCCTCACCTTGCTTAAAAAACATTAACTTTCTACCAAGCGTTGAATCGTATACACCAATAATAACGATCTCACCTGCATGTATTAAATCATGACATGTATGACAGACAATACTCAAATTGTAATTGTTGTTGGTACAGCGAGGATCACATTTTGGAATTATATGATGAATATTCAAAGCAGACTTTCTGCAATCACCACAAATTTCGCATGATTCTTTCTTCAGCTTTTTTTGACCGGTATGTCTTCTGATGACAGGCATATCGCTATGAACTTATCTGCATCACGGCGGTTTGTAAATCAACCTGTTCTGTCTTTCAAGGAATTAGGAGTATCATCCGATCTTCTTTGTAATTGTCCTGATACATCTTTAGGATTTTCGAGGATCCTTCTAATCGTCTTAACAATTGCATCATATCCTACAACTGATACACCTCCAGAAGTTGTATATGCTAATATAGATCCGGCCATAGTTTCACCAAAAACCTTAGGAACAGGTATTCCGTATTTGTAACCAATTAATCCAACCCATGCTCCTACAGCCAGTGCATGCAAAGGCAACGTAGCCCAATAGATACGTCTCCATCCTGTATGATGATCTGACTCTCTTCTTTTGTTGCCTAACACTATGTTGCGAACAACCTGCCCACACATTCCAATAATAAAAGGCACAACACCTAATACCAAAATCCATTCCTGCATAGATCTAAATATTGAGCAGTATTACATCAGAAGCCTCCCTCAAATAATACTTGGAACTTCAAACCTCTCCCCACACAGAAATGCTGAGCTGCCTCCCACTTCACGACGTCCACTTCATCGTGACGGCCCTTCACCTCATAGAGTGTCCTATCCTCGAAGGCGTAGAAGTCTGGAACATAGGTGTGCACTGAACCGTCTGGGTGAGTGTAGGGTATCGTGATGCCGTGGTTCTTCGTGACAGGATATCCTCGAGAGATGCAGGTGTCGAGGAAAGCTGTCTCCCATGAAGAGTGCATGTACTCTTCCGCCCCCGTGAATGGATTGAACTTGTGCTCTGTCTTGAAAGGTGCCTGCGGTCCGATCTTGTTCTCGGCGAGAAGCCTGACGGCTCGGTCGGATGCCTCCGCACGGAGGACGGGAGCGAGAGGGGACTCAGACCAGAAGCGGTGGATGGATTCTGAGACTTTTTTATAGACTTCGGGAGTTCTACCTGTTCTCAATTGCTCGATCTTCTTTTTTGCGACATCGGGATGTTTGCTCATCCACCTCTTCATATTTTCAGAGTTCTTCTTTCCTATTTTAGCTTTCTCCTCATCCGATTTGATCCTGCCATGTGCATGGTGACCGTGGATAAATTGAGTAAAATCTTTTAAGGAAACACTCCAATTATTTTTTCCGTTGCATCCACAAGCACACGAGGGTTCTTGCCCACCGTATTTCCACTTAAGCACATACTCTTGTGCAGTGATCTTATGGCTTCGTAAGTGTCTAAAGACAAACTCTCTAGACTTAAATTCACCATCGCATTCTTTGCAGATATGGTCTATTTCAGTTGACATACATCTATAATATATACATCAACTGAATGCTTGTAAAGCTCAAAGGCCACCCGAAGGTGGCCTTTGAAAGCTTTTAATTCAGTTGATGTTCAACTAAATTATATTCATGTCAAGCACGGTGACTGTCCCGTAGAAGTCCGACCTGACAGTTTTCTTGCCGTAGCGGGTCATCACGCCCTTACGTGGTGTGAAATCTTCAGGTGCGAAGATTGTTGGTGTCACAATGAGCGGAACGTATGGTGCGTATACGTAGCCTGTCTCGAGGTAGCTGCCGCCCTTGTAACCGACGAGGATCTTGTTACGAACGAAGTAAGGATCCTTGTAGACTGTGAAGCGGTTGCTGATTGTGCCGATTGCCTCTGCACCGATTGTGAATGGTGAAGCAACCTGTCCTTCGCCGTCGATCGAGAACTTGGGCTTGTAGAGGACCGAGCTCTCAAGGATTGTTGCAACGTCTGGTCCGACGACCATGAAGTTTGCTGATCCGCGAAGGGTCTTACGGTGGATTGTGTTGGCGACGTCGATGACTGTCTCGACGAGTGTCTCGTACCACTCGCGGACCGTACCTGTGAAGGCTGGTCCGATTGAGAGACTTGAGGCAAGTGTCACAGGCGAACCTGTTGTCTTGTTGACGAACTTACCTGGCGCACGGCTCCAGTAGTAGTTTGCACCGTTTGCCTGAAGAACGAGGTCATTGAGAATCTCGCGATCGATCTCGAGGGCGATCTGCTCTGAGAGGATCGAGGTGAGCTCAACCTCAGCATCCATGCTGTGATAAGCATTGAGGTCCTGTGCGAGCTCTGGTGACCAGCGAGCGCGGAGCTTACGGGTCTCAGCTGTGATCGCAATTGACTCGATCTTGATGTCGATCTCTGGGATAACAGGTTGTGGTGTCGCTCCAAAGTCAGACTCGAATGATGGAACAGTGACTGTTGCACCGCTGCCGCTGTCAACTGTAAGACCAGTTGAGATTGCAAACGAAAGCTTACCTGTCGATGTTGTCGCCCAGTTTGTTGTGCCGTTTGCTGCCTTGACGACGAACTGAAGGTAGTTGCCGTTGAGAGCGTTTGGTACGAACTTGAGGGTTGAACCTGAACCTGTAAGTGTTCCGCGCTTGTTGAGGCGACGGAGGTTGAGGACACCTGTTCCGCCCTGGAATGTATCACCCCATGCAGACACTCCAGCAAGACCGCTGAACAACGCGAACTGTTCAACTGAACCAAGGTCAGCGGCAGGCTCGGCTGCAGTGACAGCTGATGTTGGCACGTAGAGGAACAGAAGGTCAAGGGCACCGGTGTCGAGGGCTGTTTCAACCTGAGCATCGAAGTCCGCGAGGGATCCGTTTGAACCAGTGAAAGCAGCAGCCGATGTAACAACAGTGCCATCCGACCATGTTGATCCATTTGGACCAACGTATGAACCGGAGTAAACGGTACCTGCTGTGAGGTCAAGTGCGTTGAGTGAGCCTGTAACACGTGAGAAACCTGCACCAACGAGGTCATACATACCGCCTGTTGCGAGTGAGCCTGACTGAACTCCCTTGCCACGTGGGTTGTTGTAGATCGAATCACCACGTGTGTATGTTGAGTTGGAGTCTCCTGCGACCTGACCAACGTTGCTGCCATAGGTATAGTCGAGGTAGAAGATGAGTCCCGAGGGGAGGCTCATTGGTTGGATCGA